ATCGTCCGTGGAGTCGTCATCCGTGGAGTCGTCGTCCGTGGAGTCGTCGTCCGTGGAGTCGTCGTCCGTGGTGTCCTCGACGATGACGCCGTCAACGGCGTCCTGGTCGTCGAAGGCAGCCTGACGGAACGTAGCTTCGAAGGTGTCGTTCGCAGCCTGGTCGCTCAGGTCGAAGGACGCCTCGAACGTACCGTCGTCGTTGAGGGTCACTTCGTCGTCAGTGAGCGTGAAGCGCGGCGACGTGTCGTCGGTCGAGCGCAGGCGGACAGAGAATTCCGTGCTCGGGGCAACGTTCGCCGTACCCGTCACAGTTGCGTCCTCCGTGGCCGTCGCTTCGATCTCGTCGTCGTTGTTCACGTCGAAGTCGGCCTCGGCCTCTTCAACGTCGAAGGAGCCGTTTGCCGATTCGTACGCGTCTTCGTGCTCGTCATCTTCGAATTCATCGCCCGAGCCCTGCAGCAGGCGCTCGTCCTGAACGGTGAACTCAACTTCGTACTCGTCACCATCCTCGAACTTCTCGAGCTGGCTCTCGGGCAGCTCGTCGACATCGAGGAGGACGTAGTAGTTGCTCGTTTCGTCGTCGTAGACGACCGTGAACGCGTCCTCGAATTCGGTGTCACTCAGAGCGCTGACATCGACCGTCTTCGGGTCGGCGTTCCGGCCGGGGTTCTGCTCTTCAAGGACGAGGCTCGTCGCGTTGTCGCCGTCAGCACCGGAGTCGACGTTAGCGATTGCCTCGTAGAGCTGTTCGGTCGCAGTCTCGCCATCAGTGGACGAGAGGACGCCCTCCAGACCGCCAGCGGTGATCTGGTGGACGAGAATGTCGCTGCGACTGTTGTCTTCAGCGTCGATCGCGATCGTGTCGGTCTCGGTGACCGCACCATCTTCGACCGCTGTGTTCACTGCTTCGACAGCGTCTTCGTCGTCATCGTCGAGCGCATCGGCGAGGTCGTCCTGTGCGTCACCAGTGGTGCGCCACAGGTTCATCTCGGCCGGCGTGCGCTCTTCGATGAGGAGCGACGAGACGTCGTCCTCGTTGTCGAAGGCGTCTTCAGGGTTGTCCTGTGCCGCGGAGATGATCTCGTAGTCACCAGTGTCGAGCATCTGCTCAAGCGACTGAGCATCGCTATCCTGGTCCTCGAGAACGGCCTCGTCATCTTCGTCCTCCGCTTCGACGATGGTGACTGAGGTATCATCGTCGCCAGCGGTGTATGTGTTGAACAGGATCGTCACTTCACCGTCGGCGTCATCTGCATCGTCGACGCCGTCAGTGATGGAGATGTTTGCCTGGTAGTTGTCGTCCTCGGCGTCACCAATCACGACGTAGCCGTTCTGGGTGTCTTCGAGTTCGACAGTAATCTCAGCGATGTCGCCCTGCGAGACATCGTAGGAACTCTCTGCGAATTCAACGCCGCCTTCACCTGCTGCGACCACTTCGATCGAAGCGGTGTCCTCGGCGTCAGTGTCAACCGACTCGAAGGTGAATTCGTATTCGCCCGTGTCGATGTCAGTGAAGTTCGTTTCGAGTTCGTCGCTATCCTGAACGTCAACGAGAGTGATCTCGTCGTCGTCGTCTTCAGGATTCTCGACCGTGAAGTCGCCGGTCGTGTTGAAGATCGCTTCGAGCTCCTCGTCGTCGAGGTCGCCGTCGGCGCTCACGTTAAGCGAGTACTCGCCGCGGTTGGAGTCGATTTCGAGGTTCGTGGTTTCGTCGTCCTCAACAGTGTCGTCTTCGAACTCCGTGGTGAGCGTCTGGACACGAACTTCGAAGGTGTCCGACAGGCTCGGCTGGGTTTCGAGAGAGCCACCGCGCACGAAGTAGTCGTTAGCTTCGAGACCTTCCGTGTCGATGGTGACGCTGTCGTCCTCGTCAGCAACGAGGGTGTCAACGAACTGGCTGTTGGTGACCTCTCCGCCCTCGGAGGCAGTCACACGGCGCAGGTCGTACTCCTCACCAGCGTCGATCGTATCATTCGTGAAGGTCACTTCCTGGCCCTGGAACGGGTTGTCAGGCGAGTAGCCTTCGTCTACAACATTCAGCGTGATGAGACCAGACGTGTACTCACCGTTGCTGTCGGAGACGATGTCTCCGTTGGAATCAGTGACTGCCACTTGGTGTTCGTAACTGCCTGCATCCAGACCGCTGATAGCCGTGGACGCGTCGCCACCATCGAAGGTGTACGTCTGGCTATCTCCGGGCGTGATGTTATCTCCGGTAATATCAATCGTCTCAACGACTCCAGTTCCATCAACGATGAAGGAGAGGTTATCTCCACCAACATTGCTGGAATTGAAGTTCTCCGAAGCGTCGGAGTCAACAGAGACGGTTACTTGAGGATCTGGCGATGCGCCTGTAATGATCGTCGCTCCGTCAGTAGGAGCGTCGTAAGAGATCGTCACTTCGTCGGAGCCGGCTGCAGCAGCAGGTGCTGCCGCAAAGCCGACTGCAACCATGGAGACGACCATGATAGCCGCAAAGAAGACCGCGTTGGCCTTCGTGCGATAGTTTGTTTCGTTTGTCATTGTTAGTTTCTGGTCTGCGTCGCGCTGGCAGCTTTCTCCGTCGCCTCTCGCCCGACCGTCATCGACCTACACTGCGTCGAGGGCGCAACCGGACTCGGCTGTGGATAGTTACGTACCACGCGTTGCATCGGATCGGATAGGGGTACTGCATCCATAACACGCATCGGTTCTGGTAAATACTTTGTGTCTATCACCGAGCGTGTGAAAACCTACCAAACGGCGGCATACGCTCGTCAGGCGCCCGTTCTCGAATCGTACGATTCACCAGACTTCTCCTGGAACTTCATACTACCCGACACGTTCTCTCGCGACCGAGCCGCAACGCTTACAGCGCTTGCCGGAGTGTATTCATATGGGCCCGCTGAGGGGCGACGCACTTGTTCTCTGGGTAGGGGACTCGCGTTGCCCTTCTGGTTTTCACACTCGTGAGCTACCGCGCTCGCTATCGGATCTCCGCTTCTCACTCCCAGCGTGATCACGCGACGTCGTTGAACGCTGCGTCGATCGCCGCGTTCCACGATCCGAATCGGTTCACGTACGTGCGCGCCGCGTACGCGCCCTCTTCAGACATCTGTTGGAACGTCGGCGGCCGGCCGTCGCTGCCGGCGAGCCGTTTGAGTTCGGCGAGCAGCTCGTCGTCCGTGATTCGCTCTTCGGTTCGCGGCGGTGTCGGCTCGAACCCCGCCGCCTCAAGCCCGTCGTTCCACGTCCCGAATCGGCGCTTGTACGTCGACGCCCAGTACTCGCCGTGCTCGTTCATCGTTGTGACCGTGGGCCGCTCACCGAGCTCATCACTGAGTCGGTGGAGCTCGTCGAGGAGGTCGGCCGCCGGGATCTCGGGTTCTGGTGGGCGTGAGTCGAATCCCGCGCGCTCGACGGCGTCGTTCCACGAGCCGAATCGACGCGTCACCGTGGTGTGTGCGATCTCGCCGTGGTCTTTGAACTGCTGGAGGGTCGGTCCGTCCTCGGCGTCGACGACGTCGGCAACACGCCGAATCTCTGCGAGGAGATCCCCGTCGCTGTACGGCATACTCGTGGAACGTGTGGCCGCCAGTATGAGTGTTCGGGAGGAAGCCGGCGTGGCCGTCGCTGGGGTGACTCGAAACGGAAGCTGTTACTGCGAGAGGAGGATGTCGACAATCTCAACCTTAACGAGTGGCCCTCCAGATTCCGAGATTACTGAGTTTATCCCGACAAATAGGCACTTCCTGCTCAGACCTCTGACCTACTCGTCCGACTGAGCACTCAGGACAAGCACGGCAACGAGGCATACTGCGAGGACAATTACAATCCCTTCAGGTGACGTGAGGAACGAGCCCACCGACTCCGTGACTGTTGGATCAGCGGCGATCTCAGCAGCCGTCTCGCCACCTCCATCGGAGGTCGATCCACTCGACGTGGTCGAACTGCTCCCGCCATCGTCACCCCCGACTGGGGACACACTAGCAGCCTTCTCCCGCGCCTCTTCCGAGGCTATCACAGCCCCACCACCTACGACACCTACGGAACCTACGGCAGCGGCAGCCTTTCCTTTCCCATTCATACATTCGTCTCATCGACATGACTGGATAAACCCTCGGGAAAATGGCAGGTGACATGGGAGGGTTAATCCGATCCGTCCGTAGAAGGAGTCACGCCTCGACGACGTCGCCGATCAGCGCGACCGCCCGATCGCTCGGATCGAACCGGTTGTCGCTCGCGAACAGCGCCACGATCTCGTGGACGCCTTCCTCGCTCGACCAGCCCTCCCCGTCGTAGTGTCGCACAGGGTACCGAAGAGCGGACAGCTCGTAGTGCGCCCACAGCCGTGTCTTCTGACCGCCGTCGGCAGGCGTGAGACGGACGTGATACTGCCACTCGCCGAGAAAGCCCTCGGGTCGGTAGGCGTAGCTACCGACCTCCCACACCCGCGAGCCGTCGACGGCCTCAAACTGGATCGACGCGAGCGTGTTTGGCCACACTCTCGGCATCGACCGGAGCTCCTCGCGAACGACGGCGGGCGGCGCGTCAAGGACGCCGACGAACTCGCTCGCCTGCAATGGCATCCCGGTCTTCTCCGGGAGTTGGTCGGCTGCGGCCTCGAGGTCGACGCCGACGTGCTCGTCGACGACGTCGAGCTCGTCATCGTACTCGCCATCGGCGAGTCGGTCCACGATCGGGAGCACGGCCCGCCGGAAGCGCCATAGGTCGGGCCACCGGCCGACGTACTGCTGGGCGGCGAGCAGCGCCAGGAGCGCGAAGAGTGGGACGACGATCGGCCCCCAGACGTCGGCTGTGGCGATCGGATCGGTAGCGATGCGTCTCAGCGTGTTGGAAACGTGGAGTAACATTGGTAGTAATTGACGAACTGGGACAGAACCAAAACCTATTCACTGATTGACTCGTGATTAGTCAACAGGGACTGTTGGTTCCTGCTGGAAACGGGCTCTCTCCCCCCACTACCGGGCCCGTTTCTCTCCCTTCGATCTGCCCTCTGTCGACGTCGACCGTGCCTGCCCTTTGTCAGACGGGGGCAGATTCACGCGACCCGGGCCGCCATCCCCGGCGTCGCGTTCTCAACGAACGTAGCTACTGGTGAGTCGTAGCGTTGGGAATGGGTGAGCGCGTGTGGTGCCTCACGCCCGTCGCGCCCGCCGGACGATCATCAGTGTAGTCTCTACAGCCGCCGCGCCACACTCTCCACACGCTGGCGGACGTCGTCGATAACCTCTCTGGCCGACAGACGATCCCCGAGCCGCACATCAACCTCGCGCTCGGCACCTTCGATCTCTCGAACCACCTGCGGCCCTGCAGGCACGTCCTCAATGTCGAGCGCGCCGACGAGGCCGAACCCACGCTCTCGATCAAGCGTCACCCGTGCGCCGCGCTGCGGCTCCGAGAGCCGCGTCGTGATCGCGATGGCTGCCTGCGAAGCGAGCTGGCGCGTCGACGCCGACTCGACCGTCTCGCGGATCGTGTCTCCCGAGCCATCAGCACTGGGGAGCTCGTACTCGGCGGCGATCCGCGTCTCGAAGTCCATGATCACCGTGGCTCCGCCGTCGAGCGCGCCGCCGTCGACAACACCGATCACGCCCTCGTTGAAGAGGATCTCGTAGTCGTCGCCGATGGTGTACACCTCGCCCGTGTCGGGGTCAGCCACCCGCTCAGTCCCGGGCTGGATGTAGTCGTCACCGATATCGGCCAGGCCGTCCGGCGGGAGCTCAACCTCTTGATCGCGAACGCGTCGCGACCGGCCGTAGACGATCGTCTTCTCGACGACAGTCTCGGAGTCGGTCTCAGTTTGGTAGTCGAGCACCGGCGCCGACGTCGTCGCCTGCCGTTGGCCGGGCTGGGTCCACTCGACGGAGATCGTCTCGGCGGTGTCGTCCCACGCTAACTCGAAGATGAAACCGTGCGTATCGGCCAGCTGCTGGAGGACCTCCATCACTGTCCCGTCGTACGCCGACCCCTGTGCGAAGGGCGTCGTATCGAGATCGGCGAACAGGTCCACACCCGAGATCTCCTGGCGACCGTCACCGACCGCGGGCGACGTGGTCGCATCCTCGTCGAACCGCGAGAGCGTGACCCGTCCCTGCAGCTGTGTCGTGCCGCTCGCGAACGCGCCCTCCACCTCCTCTGTGTTCGATGCCGAAACCCACGTCTCGCCGCCATCGTTGCTGATCTCGACGGCGAACTGCCCGGCAGTGTTGTTCGCGTCGACGGTGAACCGCCCGCCGATCACCTGCTCGATGGTGGACTGGATCTCGGTCGTGATCTGGACGCTGTCGGGGTAGATCGGCGGGCCTTGGATGACGCCGTCGACGATCGCCGAGGCACCACTGCCGAGTGACCAATCGACTGGGTACGCGTCGTCGCCGGCGCCGAACCCGTCGACGATCCACTCGCCGTCAGAGCTCGCCGACTCATCAATCACTTCGACGCGGAGTGTGTGCGTGCCGGCGTCGAGGTCGTCCGTGACGGTACTCGTTATCTCTAGGTCGAACCACTCTGGCGCCCCCTCGCTCGTCGATCCTTCCAGGTCGACAGGGTACGTCCCGATCTCGGTACCGTCAAGATAGAACCTGACGCCGGGGTTTTCATCGGCGACAGGCTGCTCTTTGCGGATTCGTAGTGCAACGTTGCCGGCGTCCACGGCGTGCCGGACGTCGAAGTCCCACTCCAGGGCGTCGCCACTCTGTTCGAGGCGGTGTGCTCGCCCCCGCCAGTATGTATCCGGTTCGTCGATGCGTGCGAGTTGCGGCGTCTCGACCGCTTCATCGCTCGACTGCAGCCATGCGATGGGCGCCGTGGCGATCCGCGACGGGTTGAGTAGCAGTTCCACCGGGACATCGTTTCCCGTGATCGCGTCAATCTCGGCGAATGCACTCTGGTACGTCGTCGTCGTGTCCGCAGTCAGCACCGACACGTCTCCGCGAACGTCGGCCGCCGGGTCGTCGACGGTCTTGGCGTACGGCGTCTCCGTGTCGAGCAGCTCGCGAACCACGTCGTCGACGTCCTCGATCTGGCCGACGTCGAACTCGACGTCTTTGTCGAGTTCGATCCCACCGCGGCCGTGGAGGACGACCCGTCCAGGTTCGCGGACCGGCCGCTCGAACCGCTCGATCGGTAGGCGCTCGCCGTCCTTCCAGACGCGCATCTCCGCGCGTTCGAGCGTGTCGTCGTCCCAGCGCCCGGATTCGGGCACCGGGATCTCGACGCGCGGAAAGTCGTTGAGGATCGCCTTCGGGGTGGCGCCCTCAAGCACGGTCGGCGTGAGCGGGGCGTCTTGGTCCGGGTGCTCGATCTCGACGCGCCACCCCGATGCCGGGATGCGCCGGCGTGGGATCCCGAGGTCGTCGGTCGTCGCTGTGTCCGTGTTCGACACCCCTTCAGCGTACGGCGTATAGGCGCGAATACGGTAGCGTAGCTCGGTGTCCGACGGTGCCGTGTCGTCGACGAACGACTCGGTGTTCGGGCCGACGTCCTCGACGATGCGCTCGGGCCACCACCCGTCGTTGACGCGCCGCTCGCGGATGACTTCCTGCCCGGACTCGTTGTCGGCGTTATCGATCCACTCCAGTTCGACCTCCGTCTCGGAGATCGCCGTCGCCGTGAGCTCGGTGACGCCCGGGAACTTCGTCGTGATCGCGACGGGCTCGGTCCACGCACCGGTGACGTGCTCGGTCTCCGTGCGGGCACGAACCTCGTACTCTTCCCCATCGAGTCTGCCGACGAACTCCATCGAGAGTGTGTCGTAGGCGCCGACGAACTCGCCGAACCCCTCTGCCGAGGCGTCCCACGCGGATTGGCCCGTCTCGCGGATCTGGATGCGGACGTCGCCGTAGTTGGTGGGGGCGCTCTCGCGGTCGACGGCGACCTCGTCCTCGACGCCGTTCCCGAGGACGGGCTGGTCCTCGTCAGGGAGCGTGGTAGTGATTTGGATAGGCATTTACTGGTCCTCCGACTCTGCGTGGTCAGTCTCAGCGACGACGCGGATGCCATACAACTGGCCGTTGAGCAGGCCGTCGACCGTCGCCTGCTCCGTATCGCGTGCAACGGTTGTGTGGGTCACCCAGTCACCGCTATCGTCTTCGCGATACTCGACGCGCGTGTCGCCGTTGTTGTGTGTTGCGTCCCACGAGACGCCGAGATGCGTGTCTCCAGCCGCATCAGGGGCGAGGACAGTTGGCGCAGGGAGATCGGTTATCGCGGAATCGATTGACTCAGCGCTCGCATCGCCCGTATCACGCGTGAGTCGGTAAGTGTACTCCTCGCCGTCGAGCAGACCCGTGTCCGTGTACGTTGTCGCTGAGAGATCCGTGACGGTCGCGATCGTGGTCCACGTCGCGCCGTCGTCCTCGGAGCGCTCGATGGTGAGGTCGCCATCGGTGGAGTCGTCGGGGAGGGTGTACTCGACGGAGATCTCGCGTGCGGTGGTCGTGTCGAGGGTGTCGATCGTCGGCGACGGGAGCGGCGTCGTCGCGTCGACTTCTCCGGTTGGCTGCGACGGCGTGCCGGAGTAGATCGCCCTGACACGGTAGTAGTACTGCTCGCCATCTTCGAGGTCGGTGTCTGTATACAGCGACGCACTCGGCGTGGCGACAGCCGTGTAGTCGGCTGGGTCTGACCCTGACGACTCCGCGCGGAGCACCTCGTACCCGGTCGCGTCTCGGACACCGTCCCACGCGAGCGAGATTTCTGATTGGGCAGTGCCGGTGGTGACGAGATTCGTCGGATCTGTGTCGACGGCCTCGGTGTACGACCAATCAGACGAACCTCCAGAGTTATTCGCCCGGACACGGAAGCGGTGGTTGTTGTCGGACGGCGTCGCAGCGTAGGTGTATGACGTGTTGGAAGTGTTCGTGATCTGTGTGAACGATCCTCCGTCGATACTGAGTTGAACGTCATAGTCTTCCGAAGCTCCGCCGCTAGTATCTTCGCTCCACGTGACGCCGATGCTTTCGTCGCCGTCGACGGACTGTTCGGTGTTGTTGGGAGCTAGCGGCTGTTCTGTATACTCGATCTCGACGTTGTGTGAGTTACCAGTCCCGCGCTCGTTGGCGGTGACTGAGTCCAGTCCGCCGACGTAGTTGGATCCGCCGCCGCCACCTGCGCCAGCATATCCCTGAAAGCTAGCGCCGTCACCGTCCCCACCACCACCACCGTACCAACCTGCACCACCGCCGGCGCCATCACGATCGCGTTCCTCGCCGTCGCCGCCATCTCCGAACGACCCGTCTTGCGCACGGCCGCCACTACCACCAGATGTTTGGTCTCCTCCAAGACCTCCTGATACGGCGCCGCCGCCGCCAGAGCCACTCTCACCTGTGTCGCCCCCACCTGCTCCGCCAGCCCCTGCGTTTGAGTCGCCTTCTCCACCACCACCACCGCCTGCAGCAACGGCTACACGATCGGAGAGTGATTCGCCTCCTTGGCGAATATCAATAGAGTCCCCTCCGCCCCCAGCAGAGAATCCGTTACCGCCGAGTGAGCGACGTATGTAGAGTGTCTCGCCCGGGGTTAGAGTCAGCGTCCCAACCACACGACCGCCATCGCCTCCTAACGCGTCTGCATCCTCACCGGCTTCACCCTCAAGTGTTACCGTCGCTTCAAAGATACCATCCGGAACCGTGAAATCTTGCCCCGCAGTGAGCGTCTCACTCGGCATCTACAACCTCACCTCCTCTCTCGCCACAAGCCCCTGCTCGGCGCCGCTATCCACCTGGTTCGTCGCTGCGATTGGCTCTAACATTGTTTTGAGATCTGCAGGAATCGCTTCGTCCACGCTCTCGGGGATCCACACCTCCAACTCGGAGCGCCCGCGTTCGAGCTCGACGTCGAGCGCGTAGACGTCACCCTCTTGGTCGCCGGCGACGGCCTCGAACTCGACCTGTGCGCGGACGGATGCCTGCCCGATGTGCGTCAGATCGACGTCGGTGGGCTGCCAGTCGGTGTCGAGATCGGCGGAGTACTCCGGGAGCGCGACTGTGGTCCAGGCGTCGGCGTCGGCGTCGTACTCCTCGACGTCGAGGCTCGCCGTCTCGTCTGCGTTCGTCGGTTCGTCGATCGTCACTCGCAACAGCCCGTTTTCGCACACCACGCTTCCGGAGAAGTCGTGTGCCGTCGCGAACACGCGCCCCCAGGAGACGACACCGTCCTCGTCGAGCCGGTCCGCCTGCCCGTACGTGTCCCACACGCCGGGGTCGACGTCGCCCTGCAGATCATAGTCCAGATCGAACAGGTACACCGGCTCGTCGATCGCCTCGGCGGTCGCGTCGAACAGATCGACGGCGCCGTGTTCGGCGTCGACGGTCGCGACGGGAGTGGGACGCTCGCGCTCTGTGGGCGAGCTCGTCGCGTCGACGATCCGAACGCGCCGGGCGTCGGCTGGGAGTCCGACGATCGCGTCGGTGTCGTTTCCAAACGGATGGCCCGGATCGGGCTGACTTGGTGCGGTCTTCACAGCGAGGACGTGCCGCTTGCGCGTCCCGGCTCGTTCGAGGGTAAGCGTCACCGATTCGGTGGCGTCACTCGCTGCGAGGTCTGCTCCAGGAGGCTCGGCGAGTCGCGGGTCACGGCGTGTCGAGCTCGCAACGTAGTAGCCGTCGACGCCGGCGTGGGTACTCCCACCGAGCGGAAGCACGCCGATCGCAGGGTTGTTCCCGAGCGTTTCGAGCGCGTCCGCGTGCCACGTGGCGCGCCGGTCGCCGTTGAACGTCACGTCGACGTCGAACGACTGCGCGCTCACTCCGGTGGACTCGACATAGGTACCCTCGTCGAGGACGGCCGCGGTCGCTGTCTCGTGACCACCCGAGCGCGGGGCGATCTCGACGGTTCGGTCTGGCAAGTCAATGGTGTATATGTTCACGTGCTCAGTCACCTCCCCTGCCCGGCTTCAGCGAGCCGGGCATCCACGATCTCCTCGATGAACTGTTCGAATCCGCGCTGGTCGGTGTCGAGTCGTGTGTCGAGTCGCAGTCCGTCGAGCACCTCTCGAAGCGCGGTCTTGAACTCCTGCGTGCTCATCCCGGCGCTGCCAGCGCTGGGACTCGCAGATGTACTCGCGCCGGCGACGAGGTCGGCCGACGGTGTCGACGACGTCGACCCATCACTTCCGGAGAAGCGCTGCATGAGCGTCTTGAACTCCGCTTCGGAGACACCGAGTGACTCCGCGGTCGCACCACCCTGCTGTCGGGAGACCGCGTCGAACAGCGCCCCGTTGATGGCCGTCGGCGCATCCTCGATGTCGTCAGGGTCGCTGACGTAGCCGTCGACGCCATCTTCGAGCGCCTCGCGGATCGCGGGCGTCATCTCGCCTTTGATCTCTTCGCCGGCGTCGACGCCCATCCCGGCGCCGGGCGTCATGGCTGCGACATCGGGCTCGCCCGCTCCCTCGAACGACGCCGCGTACGCCTCGCCGGCAGCGGCACCCTCGGCTTCGACAGCGCCCTCGTCGATCTCGACGTCGTCATCGCCGAAGTTGATCCCTGGCAGCGAATCGATACGGTCGATGAGCCAGCCGATCTTGTCGCCGATCCAGTCGAAGACCGTGCCGACGACGTCCTGCACGCCGAAGAGGTTCTCACGCCACGCGAGGTAGAGTTGCCCGATCGGGCCGAGCAGCACGAGCATCCACGCCGGCGCCGTCGTGAACCAGCCCTTGATCCGTTGGAACGCTGCCTCGGTCGTATCCTGTATCCCGAGAACGTTGTTGTCCCACGCGTACCACAGGCCAGCGGTAGCACCGACGAGCGCGCCGATCGCGGCGATGATCGCCCAAATGGGAACCGTGATCGGGCCGAGAGCGACCTGCGTCGCGATCCCTGCGGTGGAGACGGCGCCGAGCGACGGGACGAGCGTGCTCAGACTCACGCCGGCGAGGGTGGCGTACGCACTGGAGAGCGCAGACGCCGACGTGACGAGCGTGCCGAGCCCCCAGATGAGCGGTGGGAGCGCCACACCGAGTGCTCCGGCTGCGAGGATGACCTTCTGCTGTCGGTCGGAGAGGTTGCCGAATCGATCAGCGAGCGTGCCGACGTGGCCGGCGAGCGTCGACACCATCGGCATGACGTCGGCGCCGATCGTGATCGCGGCGTCGTTCAGTTGCGAGCGCGTCTGTTGGAGCTCTGCGTTCAGCGTCTCGCGTTGTGTCTCCGCGAGGCTCTGTGTCGCCCCGGCGGAGTCATCGATCGCTGTACGGTATGCTTCGAGGTTCTCGGCGCCGGCGTTCAACAGTGCGTTCCCGGCTGCCGCCTGCTCGCCGAACAGCGCGGCAGACTCCGCAGCGCTCAGCTGCTCCGACTCAAGTTGCGCGAAGATCTCCGTCAGCGGGAGCAGGTTGCCCTGGGCGTCGGTCGTCTGGATGTTGAGCTCGTCGAGGACCTGCCCCGCTTCGCCCGAACGTTTCGCGAACCGCCGCATGATGCTGCTCAGTGCGGTCCCGGCCTCGGCGCCCTGGATACCGACGTCGCCGAGCCGCCCGGTGAGTGCGGCGAGCTCGTCGAGTTCGACGCCCATCGACGCTGCCGCCGGCGCCGCGTTCTGGAAGGCGGCGCTCATCCCCTCCATTGTCTGGTTGTGGTTGGTGACCGTCTCGGTCATCACGTCGGTCACCCGCGACATGTTCTCGGCCTCAATGTTGTACGCCGACATCACGTTCGTCGCGACGTCGGTCGCGTCGGCCATGTTCATCTGTCCGGCTTCCGCGAACGCGGCGACCTGCGGCATCGCCTCCATCGCTTCGGTGGCAGAGAGGCCGGCGCTCGCGAGGAAGTAGAACGAGTCGGCAGCCTCCTGGTGAGAGCGCGTCGTCGTTGTCGCCACTTCGCGGGCGGTCGCTTCGAGTTTCTCGCGCATCGCCTCGTCGACGTCGCCCATGACGGCGATCGACTGCTGCATCGATTGGTCGAATTGGGCTGCCTGCCGGACGGCGAGCCCACCCATCGCTGCGAGGGGTGCGGAGATCCCCATCGTCATCGAGCGGCCGGCCGACTGCATCCGCTCGCCGGTCGCTACCGCGCGGTCAGACAGTGATCCGAGTTGCTGATCGGCGTCGCTGACGGCCTTTTCCACGCCTGAGGCGTCCGCAGTGATGATCCCGCGGAGAGTGTCAGCGACGGCCATCGAGACACCTCCGGGGGCGACGTCTCCGCGTCAGTCTGTCGGGCGGGCGAACACCGCGCTGGGCAGCGCGAGCAGTGTCAGGGCGCCGATGCCCCACACGACGTACGCGAGGAGCGGGATCCCGCTCAAGAAGAGCAGGAAGAACCCGATCCACAGCGAGCACGGTGCGCCGAGAACGCCGAGGCCGAGGAGTGGCTTCCACGGTGCGAAGCCGCATTCGGGGCAGCTCCGGACGTCTGTCGGGATCGGTTCGCCGCAGTCGCCGCAGGGCTGCGTTTCCATGGGTGGTGGTGTGCATGAGTGTAATAAGGTGCTCGGGCAAGGCTCAGCCGTTCAGCATCTGCTGGCCTCGCTCATCGAGTGTTTGACCGGGGTTCTCACGGCGATCCTGCAGCCGGGCGAGCCAGAACTCCTGCTCCCAGCTAGCCATTGCGTAGAACTCCCGCGGGTCGATTCCCCAGAGAACGTTCAGTTCGTCGAGTCGGCGCCCCCAAGCATGTTCTGCAACACGGCGCGCCTGTCTTCCAGCTTTTCCCGATCGCCTTCGGTGAAAAAATCCTCGAACAACTCACGGACGGTGTCCTCTCCCTGGAAGATGGTCGTCCAGATCTGCGGGTCGCGGAACGAGTCGTCGACGGCAAAACACGAGAGCGCCTTCCGGATCGTCTCGGTGCCCTCCATGGCGTCGCCGTGTAGCTGCTCGAGTTCCTCGCCGGTGACGCCTCGGTCGCCGGCGCTGCCGATGACCTGGAGCGCCTCTCGTTGTGCCGCCTCGAACGTCGCGATGTGTTCGCTGCCGCGTTCGAGTCGGTCGGCGAGCTCGGGGCGGTTCTCCGCAATCGCCGAGAGGTCCGCATTGGTCGCGTCGACGGGTCGGTAGAACTCGATCTCGGTGCCGTGGCGCTCGATAGCGACCGTGTCGAGCACCCGGTTCTCGAACAGTTCGGCGGCGGCGCCGTACACCTCGACGGCCTCCTGCTGGCGTTCACGCTGTGCCTGTTTGCGCTCGTCGACGAACTCGCGCGCCTCGTCAGCATTCTCGAAGCGGTCGAGATGATCCGTCGAGCCACGCGTTGCTGCTCCAGACATCGTCACTGGGTCGAGAACTCGTGTTTGATCTCGCCCATCACTCGGAGCGTGATCGTTGCGTTCGCGGGGTCACCGCTCGCGAACGACTCTTCGGTCTCCTCGATGCGGACGCGTGCCAGCTCACGCTGGATAACCTCCTCGCCGTCGGCATCCTCGCGGTTCTTGAACACGTAGAGCCGAACGGCGTCGTGGATCTCGTTGAAGATGCGCTCCTTGGAGGTGTCGTCGACGACGCCCAACTCTTCGAGGTCGATCTCGGCGTCGTGATCAAGCGGGATCTCAACGCCGTAATCGACATGCTCGGTACCGGACTCCCGGTGTCGCGAGGCGTTCGGCTCGGACTCCCACTGGTTGGTGTTCGGCGAGATGGAGATCTCGCCGGCCGTTCGCGTGAGGAACGTCTCAGTCTCTTCGGTCGCTCCGGGATCCTGGACCAGCGAGACGTCGGTCCATGCTCCGGAGAGCGTTTCTGTCGGGTCGTAGTCTGCGGGTGCTGCGCTCATGATGAGTGTGTAGTGTCGTATCGAATCGGGTGGTTAGCGCGCTATGCTCGCGGACCGTCGTCACCGACGACCGTCCGGGTGACGCTCCATCGCGCTGGGAGCGACCACTGACCGCCATCGTCAGCTTCGATCATCTCGGAGCCGCCAGCGCTGCCGTTCGGTTTGAGGTACGGGACGCCGAACGCGATGTTCGCGCGGGCGCCGACGATGCTCAACACGTCGTCCATGTACGACTCCGAGAGTCCGAGCGCCGGGTCTTGATCGACGGCTTGCCGCCAACCGAGGCGGACGACGACGGTGGCTTGAACGAGGAACGTTGCGCTCGTCGACGAGGACGTCGACTCCCCACCACCGCCGCGCATCAACCCGATGGCGACGCCGACCGGGAAGTCGGTGTCCTGGATGGTCTGCTGGCTGTACACCTGCTCGGTCGGGTCGTCAGGGCCGTCGACGCCCGCTAGGTCCGCGGTGTCGAGCGCGTCGAGAAGCGGCTGGTGGCTTCGGAGGTCCGCAAGGATCGCGTTCCGAAGCTGGCCGCTTCCGAGGTTCCGCGTCATGTGACCTCCTTGATGGCGTTGTTCCACGCCTTCGTGCCCTCCGCTTCGAGGGCGCTGCGGTGCTCCTCGATGGCGGGCGCGACGTGCGGCTTCCCGGTGTCAAGGAACTCCTGGAAAGAGGCATACCGAATCCGGGACTCGACGATTCCCTCGATGACGAGACCGAGCGCGGACTCCATCGCCTCACGAACCTCTGTCTCGTAGGATTCGCGGAGTTGGCCGGTGTCGACGTTGACGAGGCGCTGGACCGTCTGCAGGACGTCGCCCATCAGCCGGTCGATCGCGGCTTCGAGCTCGCTGCCGAGCGCGTCGATGAACTCGCCCAGCGTCTCCTGCATCACGGGCGGGTCAGAGCCACGTTCCCACTGGAAGTCGGTGTCCATCAGCTGTCCTCCGAGTCGATCCTTTCGACCTCGATGACGACGTGGCTCGGGCGCTCCGGCCCGTCGTAGTGGACGTCGACGTCAGTCACGGAGAACGCCCCGGCGATCCCGGCGATCGTGAGCCGCCAGTCATCGCCTTCGTCGACGGCGACGTCGTACTCGTAGTCGGCGGGCTCGCCGTCATCTGAGGTGTCGACCATCTCGCCGGCAGAACGCGCTGGTAGGTAGACACGCGGTGTGGAGTAGACGCGACCGCCCTGGTCCTCACGGACGTACCCCTGCCCGGCCGGCTCGAACCGCCCGGGGACGCCGTCGACGACCGCGACCCACTCCTCGACCGGGATCGTTCCGCCGGCGCCGTCGTCGACGGTCTCGCCAGTCTCCTGGTAGTGCTCGACCGTGACGAGATGAGTGAGTGTGCCGCGCATGAGTCAGTCCTCCTCGGCTTTGCCACCGCAGACGTGTTCAACGCGCACATCGGGAGAGTCGTCCGCTGACGGCCGGATGAAGCCGTACCCGCCGTCTCCCCCCAGATCGCGACCACGAGGATCAGTATCCGGCGTGTCCGCGACACGGCCACGGGTAGACTGAGAGCTCCGGCGAGTGTACCCCAGCACGAACCCACTCACGAACCCCGTAAGCAGGAGTGCGACGAGAACTGCGTTACTCATCGTCACCCTCCTCGGTGAGCGCGTAGGCGTCGACGATCGCCTCGCCGTCGCTGTTTCCGTTGACGTCGTCGACGTCACCAGCAGCAGCGAGTTGCTGGAGCGTCGTGTACGGCATCGTCCCGAGCTCATCACGCGGGAGGCGTCCGTCCTCGTCGAGGCGCTCCAGGTGTCGGTCGAGCCGGTCGACGGCGCCGGTCGGCGGGTCGATCCAGAGCTTACCGGCGCCACGGAGTTCGCCGCCACCGTAGCGACACGTCCGCGTCACGCGGTAGATGCTGGGCCGGTCCGCCATGCTCAGTGTCCTCCAGACGTGTCCGGGACAGTGATCGACGCCGTCGGCTTCGCCGCATCGGCGAGCGTCCCGGACTGGTCCATCGAGATGGCCTTCTGACCGAGCGTCGTCGACCGCATCGCTTCGCCGAACTCGCCGGCGTAGGACTTCCGCTCGCGGTCGGTCTGCTCCGACGTCGTCTGTCGGAGGTCATCGATCCCGGACGCGAGGATGTTGTGCCCGGCGAGGTACCGCTCGATCAGCGCGAGGCGGTCGTCAGACTGGTCCGTGTCAGCGAGGTCTTCGGTGACGACGAGGTGCGCCGGGTCAAGCCCGACCGTCTCGATCTGCCCGTCCGCCAGTTGAGCGGTCGGGAAGTCCGTCCGCTCCAGTTCGGCGCGAACGTCGTCGACGCTGCTCCGGTAGTCGGGCATGGCCTAGCCCTCCAGCTCCGCGATCCGCTCGTCGAGGGCGTCGGTGGCCGTCTCCCGGTTCTTGCCCTCCTCTTCGGCGTCCTTGATCGCGCCCAGGAGGTCGGCGTCGTCGACGTCGGCGATCCGATCGCGGAGTTCGTGGACGGTCAGCTCCGACGGATCGGGATCGACCACGATCTCGTCGTCGCTGTCGTCGGTGGCGTCCGTGCCACTGTCGTCCGCAGACTCGTCGAGCTCCTCAACGCGAGTGAGCGAGTTCGGGTGCTTTTCAAGCACCTTCGGGTCGACGTCGATCTCGTCGCCGCGGGTGTAGTGCTCGCGCTCGTGACGGTAGTCGCCACGGTCAACGCGAACGCGGATAGTGTCGTCACTCATCGTTGTCCTCCGGGAGAACCACCTTCAGATCTGCAACGGCCTGTGTCTCACCAGACACTGTTTCCTCATGCAGGCGGGCATCTCGAAGCACCTCGTAGCCGCCAGATTTGAGAAGCGAGACCGCACGTTCGAGTTCGCCGAAGTCATGACTTGCAGTCATGGTGTTCAGGCGTCGATCCCCGTCATCCGGGCGATTCCCGAGATCCCGTCCGGCTGCTGGCGCACGAACGGCGTCCGGCTGGAGAGCAGCCGAGCGTTGAGCGCGGCGCCGCCGTCGGACTCCCACGTAGTGTTCGTCACGCCCTGCGCGTTGACGATCTGGAAGTACCGCGGGTCGTTCAGCATCAGGATCAGGCTGTCCGAGTCCAAGCGCGGCGCCGGCACGACGTTCAGGTAGTCGTACTTCCGGTCGATCCGCTCGGCGACCGGCTCGTCGGTCGCGCTGGTCTCGTAGTCCTCACGGGAGTACTCGCCCCACATCGCGCGCGGAACGAGCACCCAACCACCCACCTCGGAGACGAGCGGGACGTCGTCCTTGTCGACGACGTCGGTCTGGTTCTCGACCGTGTCGTGGAGCTCGTCGAAGTCCTCCAGGATGTTGTTCGGATCGGCGACCCAGCCGCCGGATCCGGACGCCTGGAGGATCTGATCGATGTCGCTGTCGAGCCCGGCCACCGAGACGAGCCCACGCTGCGTCTCGATGTCGCCGCCCCAGCCGTCCCAGAGCATGTTCGCCTCCGAGCGGTTGAGCGCTCGTCGGGCTTCAGTTCCGACGGAGTCGTCGAAGTCCTCACCGAACGCCTGCGCGTTCTGGTACTCCCGGGCGTCGATCTGGTACTCGACCTGGTGCAGCGGGAGCGGGACGCCGTCCAGTCCGAGGCCGGTCATCTGCTGTTCGGACTGCGTCCGCATGTTCATCCCCGTCTCGGCTTCGAGCCGGGTGTTGCTCATCGGGTTGAAGTAGGCGTACCGCGACAGGCTCGAAGAAACGCCGAAGCCGGCGGCGATGAGCTGGTCGACGATCGTGGACTCGACGAACTGGCTGTCGAGCACCATGTCGGTGATCTGCTCCCACGAGTCGACGACGAGCGTCGAGTCCGCGGTCAGTTCCTGCAGCTGGCTCTTCTTGTCAGTCGACGTAACGCCGGTCGCCTCGTCGAGCTGCTGCCACATGTCCGGATCGAACGCAGACTCCGCGCGCAGCTGCGCGAGCGCCTGCTCTCGGACGTCCGGCCGCGGGTTGTAGAGCGCGGCCTGTGCGGTCAGCGGGATGTTCGACTCGAACTCCTTGGGCCCCGAAACGGAGGGGCTCGAAACGTTCTGCGTGCTCATGTTCAGTAGAACTCCACGACCAGAAGGTCGTCCTCAGTCGCCCGCTCGATCAGCTCGATGCCACGCCCGACCGGCGCGGCCGGGGTGGCCCCGGCGCCGTCGATGTCGTCAGTGATCAGTCCATCTGCGTCGAAGCCGACCGGCGTGTCGGTCGGGTCTGCGGTCGCGTTCGGCGACACGCGGAGCCGCGCCCGGTCGTAGCGGTGGAAGCCGACCGTCTCGACGTTGTCACCGGCGTTGTAGCCGTCATCGATCGGGCTGTCGCCGGTGTCCGTGACGGTCATCCCGCCGCGGGGCGGGTTCCGCTGCTCACGGACGATCCGCTTGGTGTCCTCATCGGCGGTGGCCTGTCGGATGTGCCAGTTGCCGTCGGCGTCCTTGTAGGCGACCGCGCCCGTGCCGGGGTCGAGCGCCGAGTCGGCCTCGCCCTCGAGGTAGCTGTTCTCGTTGTGCACCTGTGCGAGAATGCTTTGGTGTGCTGCGATCATCGGTTAGTCCTCCTTGACGCCGGTGCCGTACTCGTCGACGGCCGACTCAGCGTTCGTGGTCAGCGACGCAGCGGCGCCGGCGTGACCCGGCATCCTCGCTGCGGTCTCTCCGCGGACGCGCTTGTGCTCCTTGTCGATCAGCGGGTCAGCCGACGCCATGAGGTCCTCGCGGTCCTCCTCGTCGTAGTCGTCGCTCTTCGCGACGATCTCGTCGACCTTCTCCTCCTTCTCGGCCTGGGCGCTCGCCTGGTCGACCAGGTCGCCGGCGTCGTCTTCAGTGACGAAGCCCTGGTCACGAAGCGCGTCGCCGAGCTCGTCGACGGTCATGTTGGCGAGCGTAGTAGTGTCGTCCCCACCGGCGTCGCCGCCGTCAGGGCCGTCCGATCCGTCGTTCGTGTCGTCGTTGTCTCCCATGTCTGTGTCAGTGTCCGCGCCGCTGCCGGGTTCCGCCGGTTCGTCGTCACTCGATGCGCCTGCCGTCGCCTCGCTCGTATCGTCCATCACGCCGTCCGGGGCGACGGCGACGAACGCGGAGTCGAGGTAGTGCCCGCCATCGCTCCGGGGGATCGGCTCGGAGACCTCACCGTCCGCATGATACCGCAAGAGTGCGAACAGCGTCTCGTCCTCCTCGACCGGCTCGTCGAGGCTGATCCGAGACTCAGTCGGGTACTCCCCGGGCTCGTAGGGCTCGCTCATCCCAAGCTCGGGACCGAGACCGTCGCCGACGTCGGCGTACTCCTCACCCGGCGCATGGATGCTGATCAGCCACGGCGCGTCCTCGAAGCTCGCGTCAGCGATGCCGACCGACTCACCGTCAGTCGTCTGGTCGGGGAGAAAGACGCCACCGCGGCGGTCCTGCGAGTCGAGTATCCCGAGTCGCTCGGCTAGCCGCGTGACGAGCGACCGGGTGTCGGCATCCTCGTCGGCGTCGGCTGCGGCGGTGAGCTCCGAACCAATGTCTGCGGTCGCCGTCCAGTTCGCGAGCGCCTGGTTCGGCCCCCACTGCGCCGTGTTGCTGGGCGAGTCACCCTTCGAGACGACCGAGAGGTCGCCGAACATGATGTCGACGGCCTTCAGGTCTGCCTCCGGACCGTCATACGGCTCGGTGTTGAAGAACGGATGCACGGACACCTCGTAGCTCCCCGCTTGCACGCCGGAGGCGATCGTCTCGTCGTGAGTGATCGCCTCGTAGCCGACGCCCTCGTGGTCGTCGACCCAGCCGGCCTTGTCGACCTTCCCGAACGTCTCGTCGACGTCCGGCGGGTACTTCGGCCGCCCCTGCTCGTCCTCAGGGTGGTCCTTCGTGAGCGGTTCGCCAGCCTGCAACTCGGCGGCGGCCTTGAGCTCGTCCGCGGTGAACAGAACGCGCTCGCCGAGTTGGTTGTGGAGGATGTCGCCGGCGGCGACGGCGATCCCGCCGAAGCGCCACGGCGGGCCGTCCTCGTCGCTGTCTGCAGCTGCAGTGAGTCGGCACGACCGCGCCGACACCCGCAGGTCTTGGTTGTGGTTGTTCATGTCATGTTGAAGAGGTCAGTCGCCCAGGTCCTCGCCCCTCACGCGCTTGCGTGGATTCACACGGGGGTCATCGGCCTGGCAGCGCTGCTAGAACATCTGCCGGACGTCGGTCACCACCCACTGACACCGACACAGGTTGTGAGTGTCATCGGGGATGGTGAGGTTCTGGGCCTCCTCTAAGGAGTAGGTGCCTGCGAGACTCCGGCAGAGTTCACACACTCTGTCGTCGCCGGCCGTTTCGAACTCGGCTTCGACGTCAAGTTCGATCTCGGTGTCGACTCGGTCGTATGCGGTGAGCTTCGTCGTGTTGTACTGGTTGACGACACGGCCGCTCGCCGTCGACGTCACGTGCGACTTGTACACCTGCGCCCGCTCGGAGATGTCGCGCATCAGTTGCGACCTCGAGATCTCGCCGCCGACGCCGGCGGTCACGAGCGAGCGCGTGTCGGTCGCGTAGTCGTCCATCCACGACTCGACGCGCTGTCGGGTGTCTTCCTGCTGCAGGTCAATCTGTTCCTGGACGGCGTCCTGCTGGATGACGTCGTCGACGGGATCCGGGTCGACGTCGAACGACCGAAGCTCGCCGTTGGCCGTGCGGAGCGCCTGTCGGCTCGCTCGCTCGAACCAATCGCGGACCTGCCGCACCTCGATCGGGTCGAGGACCTCCACCCGGATCGCCTGCTGGATCCAGTCGTCGAAGCGCCGTGCCGTCTCCGCCGCGGAGAGGTCGGCCCATCGCCCGCCGACGCCGTCGCCGAGCCCGAGCGCATCCTCCTCGACGAGCAGCTGGCGGACGTCCGCGTTGAGGTGCCCGATCCGACCGCGGAGGAACCGGGCGAGCGAGCGCTGGATCGACGTCGTCGACGTCGGGTCGACACGGCCCGGCTCGTCGAGGGCGTACTCCGCGGCCGTCAGCTGGTGGGTGTGGTTGTGGGCGTGGGTGCTACTCATCGTCCACCTCGCCCCCATCGGCGACGGCCTCCTCGCCGGCGCCGTACTCCGCGGTCATCTCCTCGACGTCGCGAACGCCGTCGGCAGCGGCGGATGCCTCTTCGAGCGCCTCAACGTCGTCGGGCACCTCATCGAACTCGCTCGGAAGGATGCCGTCCTCGATGTAGTCGGCCTGCTGCTGGCGAGTGAGCATCGCCTCGGGCATCCCGCCGGTCCACTCGTTGAGCGCCTGCGCTCGGGTGTGCTGGATGTCGGCCTGGTCCTTCTCGCTCAGCTCGTGGAGCGGCGTCCACTCCACCGAGTACGCACCAGGCCCATTCGACGGCGCCGAGACGATGCCGTACTCGACGAGACGGTCGATCAGCGCGCGAACGATCGTCGGCGTGACGAACTCCTGCCGGCGCTCCCCAATCTTCCCGTACCACTCCTTGAGGTCCTGCGTCGTGGAGCGCTCCCCTGTCTCGTTGCCCTTCAGCACCGACTGCGGGATCCCCGTCTGTGCGGAGATCGCCTCGACGTTCGGGTCGATCACCGGCTGCGGGTTGATGTCCTCGCCGCCGAGACTCTGGACGTCGTCGGCGCCGTGCGTTCGGAGGACGTTCTCGAGGCCGGACTGCCACCGGGCGAGATGCTCTTGGAGCTTGTCGCCGGCGTCTTCATCCAGCTTGTAGTCCTTCGAGATGTTGATGTTGATGCCCCATGCGCTGGCGCGGTACGCGAGCGTGCCGGCGCTCCCCAGCGTCTTCTCGATGTCGACGAGGTTGTTGTACACGGGTTGCTGGCGCGGGATGCCGCGGAGTTCGTCGTCGAGCAGCTGGTCGGAGTGGATGTGGATGACGCGCGAGTGGTGCACCCACATCGTGTCCGGGCCGCCTTGTTCGATCCCGAACTCCTCGTCGTTCTCGTCGCCCAGGTCGATCTGGTACTCGATCGGCTGTCCCCACCGACCGCTCCCGGGGCCTCCGAGGCGGACGTTGTCGATCGATTCACGCGAGTACGGCCGGAGCCCCTGCAGTTGCTGCGGGTTGCCCACCTCGCTGCCGAAGCCTTGGCTTTTCTCACCGTCGCCGACCGCGTTCTGGTCGACGTCGTCGAACTCCAAGACGAGGATGCCGAACGTCCCGATGCCGGCGAGCATGTCCGCCCGCGTGGCGTAGCTCCACAAGTCGTGCTCGCGGACGTGCGTCTCGACGTCTTCCTCGAAGTCGGTCTGGCTGTCCTCGTTCTCGACGTCGTCGACGATTCGCGGCGGGTCGCGCCACGTCGTCATCGGCGGGAGGAACGTGACGGCGAAGGCGTACGGGTTCCGCAGCGCCATCGCGTAGTAGTGCGTCGCCGTCGGGTTCGGGTCCCAGTCGAAGATGTCGTAGTAGTCGTTGATCCCCTCGGCGTCGATGCTCGCGCCGAGCTGGTCCTGGAGGACCTGCCGCATCGCCATGTCGACTTGCGCCGCGGCGAGCAGCTCGTCCTCTCTGGCCTGCGCCTCTGCCTGGGCGTCGCCCGTCGCCTCGGTGGTCCGGTCGACGTCGCCGGCGCCAGCGTCGATACTCTCGTCAGTGTCGTCTGTGTCAGTCATGGTGATCACCAGGTCCCCGAACCGCCGGCGCCGTCATCCTCCTCGACGTACCGATCGCCCATGATGGCGTACCGGAGTGCGTCGAGGGCGTGGTCTGTCGCCCGGCTCGTCCCGACATCGTCCTCCTTGTAGCTCTGGAACTCCTTGATCAGTTCCGTGCAGTCCTCGAGGACGATGAGCCCGGGGCGACCGTCGACGTCGGTGTCGAGGACGCTCCGCATCTCGTCGATGCCCTCGTCGAGGTCCTTCGTCGCGGCGTAGGCCTCGTACCCGGCGTTCCGGAACTTCTGGATGTGCTCGGGCTCGTGGTCGGAGTAGAGTTCACCCGCGGGCTTCTCCTCGCGGAGCATCCAGCCCGAGCCGTCACTCGGATCGATAAGGTGTTCGACGGGCTGCTGGCTCTCGTAGTACAGATCGAGAACGACGTACTGGTCCGCCGGCGTCTTGCCGATCTCGAGGAGGACGCGCGGGTCTTTGAACCCGTAGTCGTACCCGTAGAGTCGCCAGTTGCTCCGGATCTCGACATCGTCGCGCTTTCGGACGTGCGTCGGCCGAGAGAACGCCGAGTAGACGAGCCCCTCGGCGGCCGCGAAGCCGCCGGCGAGGCCCTGATCCTCCTTCTCCGTTCCCTCGAACTGCCGGACCAGCTTCTCTTTCTCGGGGAGGAACGGGTTGTTCCGCGAGTCGGCGACGACGTTTATGAGGCGCGTCGGGAGGTCGTCATCGTCTGGCGTCACCTGGCGCTCGACGAAGTCGTAGTACTGGTTGTACCCGTTCCCCGTCGACGTCCAGAGCGTGACGTTCGGTCCGTCACGGGTGCGCTGCCGGGAGAGCAGCATCCGGTTGAGGTCGAAGATGTCGGTGTGCTCGTAGTGAGCGACCTCGTCGCACCAGATGGCGTTGAACTCCCCGCCGGCGTACCGGTTCCAGACGTCGGCGCTCCCGAGGCGGACCACGGAGCCGTTGAACCATGTGATTCGGCGCTCGTTCCGATTGTACTCGTCGACGAACGGCGAGTTCTCGGGATCGCCACCCTCGTCGGGGACGGTGTCCTCGCCCGGAAGCTCTTCGAAGAAGACCTTGTACGTCGTCGGGCCGCCCTTCTTGGAGTCGGGTGCGATGATCAGGTTGTCTGAGCCGGCGACCTCCGTCGCCTTCTCCATGATCCACCGCGAGCCGAGGATCGTCTTTCCCGAGCCGTAGCCACCCCGGAAGTTGACGACGTCGTACGCACCCGACTCCAGCGCCGTGATCGCGTCGAGTTGGGCGTCCCAGAACCCCCAGTCGAGATCGAGAGTGCCGCCCGTGGTGTCGACCGCGACGCCCTCAGTCGTTATCGACATCGGTGTCCTCCTCAGTGACGCGGTGGTGAGTGATCGAGACGTCGAACCCACCGCTGTGTTCGAGGTCGCCCTCTAGTTCGATTTTCTCGGAGAACACGCCCAGGGCGTCGCCTTTCGCCTGGAGGTGTTGGGACTGTTCCTGGCGGGCTCTCGCCTGTCCCGGTAGGTCGTCGACGTCGCGATCGAGGCCGACCATCTCGGTCGTGTACGTCGGTGAGCCGTCGATCGACCGGACCGGGTAGCGCTCTCCGGGGCGTAGCTGTGTCTGCTGGTTGTCGTCGAACCGAATCACGATGTCGCGCTCCTCGGCCCACTCGGGACGGTCGGGATCGCCGGGCTCGACGATCTCCCACGCCGGCCACGACATCGGGCTCTCCCGATCCGCGGGGACGGTGTCTGTTTTCGGCACGGTACGCCGGATGGGCTCGTCTTCGGTCGCTGCGTTCTCGGCGCTGCGAGCTCGGCGGTACATCCGCTCTTCTCGCTCGGCGATCTGCAGGCGGACGTCGGCGTGTTCCGCCTCGATCTGCTCGATGACCGCGTCCTTCGGCTCCTCGTTGAGGTAGCCCCGGATCGTCGACCGTGCGTACGACCCGATCCCTTCTTCCTCGAAGCGGTCCCGTATCTGGTCGACGTCGAGGTTGTCGAGATAGTGCCACTTCAGGGCGAGTGTGACACGTCGGTCGCGAGTGGACATGAGTGAGGAAGCGTTCTGCAGCGTTCGGGGCGGTCTTATATTTTAAGTAGGGACGGGCGGAGACGACGTCGACGGCGAGAGCGGCGTCGATCGAGTGTCACGGTGTCGAACAGGTCGCAGTCAGTCGTCGCCGTCGTTGGCCTCGGCTTGGATCTCGGAGTACGCCTGAACGAGTGCGAGGTAGTCACCGAGTTCGAGGCCGTTGTACGCGCCGACCACACCGAGCGCGAAGACCGTGATGATCGTCGGGTCACCGCCGAGGTAGAGCGCGTAGATCCACCCGGCGAACAGCCCGACGTTGACGACGATCGCCCGGATGATCTTCAGCGTCTTCAGCATCGGTAGCTTCTCATCGTCCTCTTTGAGGGTGCTCTTGTACTCGTCGACGACGTCGTCCCGGCAGTACCATGCCCGAGCGGGTTGCACAGCGCTCATGAGACATCAGCGAGGGGCTGGCAGTCGCAGGGTCTCGCCGAGGTGTAGCTGGCGCCACACTCCGGGCACTGGTCGGTCGTCGAACGATAAGACGGGATGGGCATTTGGAGTGGAAACGGTGGGGTTAGCGTGCGATACGACTCGAAAACGCTACGCCGGGGATCGAACCCGGGACGGGGGAGCCGCGTGACGGGCTTTGGTTTCGCCCGCCCCATAGCGGCCTCCGTCACCTGTCCACAGGCGCAGCAAGGCGACCGGACTTGAGGGTTTGCAACCACTCACGCGACGATGTCGTCGTCGAGAAGGTACACAGAGAGTCACTATCTCCCGGCTGCCGGTCGCTCATGAGTTTCAACATCCCCGTGGGGTTGACCTGGCCTTCATCAGAAGGCGCGCCCCACGGGACACGGATCGACCCGGATTCGAACCGGGGCAGGCGGCGTCTTCAGTGCCGTGCGCTCCCAGACTGCGCTATCGATCCAACTGCTCGGCTTGCGACTCTGCAACCCGGTAGCGCTCGCCGTCGACGTCGACGACCAGGAGCCCGTCCGGGCCGTTGACGTCGGCGGCAGGGTGGTAGTTCACAGCGTCGCCGACGAGCTCGCGACCGGCGAAGTCGAACGCGACCCGGTCGTACTGTGAGAGGCTCACGACTGCGCCCTCCGGACGGCGATCTTCGTGGCGCGCTCGTAGATCTCGCGGTCCAGCGCCTCCAGTTCGGGCTTCGACTTGAGCACGCGGGTGGCTCGGCGGAGCGCTCGGGCATCGACCGGGATGTTGCGCTCGTCGAGGCGGGCGACGATCTGTGTGGCACGGCGCGTCGCTTGAATCTTCGAGTCCGTCTCGGGGTCGGCGTGACCGCGCCCCCCGCAGTCTTCGCAAAACGTTCGCGGGAGGTACACGCCGCCGCCGTTGACGTTGTCGTACCCCTGGATGCCTGCGTCTGCTCGGTCGAGCTCGGTGACGGTGTTTCCCCACTGGTCGCGTGTCATCGTGTGTTCGGTGCGTATCCGGGCGAAACACTCGCTGCACACCTCGGGATTCGTCCAGAGGTAGCGCTCGAACACGCGGGCGGGCACGACATCGCGACGAGTCGTGAACTCATCGAGTGACTGTTGCGTAGTAGACATGCGGGCAAGAGGAGAAGCGCGGTGCTGTCGGACTGACCCTGTCATCACCTTCTCAGGCTCGGGACCATGTGGCGGTGCCGTCGTCGACCATCTGTTGCTTGGCCGTAGGCTTAAGTCGACCCCCGAGCGCCATTTTGTCGCTCACTCGTTGACCTGCCATTCCGACTGTGGCGGATCCGTGTGCCGCGGCGAGCACGAGACCATTCCCTCCTCGTGCAGCTGGCGGAGTGCGCGGCGTATCGACCGCTGTGGACGGACCGTCTCGTAGGCGATCTGTCGCAGCGTCCTGGGGTTCCCCTCGTTGCGGAGGTGGAGGTACACGACTGTGGCCGTCGGTGGGAGCTCGGCGAGGTGTTCTCTCGTCGAGCGCGGCAGGTCGGCGACGTCGACGGTCTGGGTCACGACTCGATCACCCACGAGATCCCGACGACGCCTGCAGGGTCGATGACCTCGTTGTCGTAGCTGACGCAGTTCGGATCCATCACGAGCCCCCAGCGTGACGGATTCCCGACGGTGTGGACCTGCGTCTTCCCGGGGAGCACTTGCTCGATCCGACTCGGGGCGAGATACAGGTGCTCGCGAGGGACAAGTGGATCCTCGAATGCGACGTGGACGTCGTCTCCGAGCCGCTCAGAGATCGTCTCGGCTGACTGCCGGTCGAGGATGACGACGACGTCGCCCCGGGTGATGTCCACGTCGGCGCCGGTCGTTGCGTCGACGGCGCGAAGCGCCTCCAGGAGCGTGTCGGCCTCGCACGAGCCAGTGACGTGGTCGCGGTGAGTTCCCGCCTGATAGTAGACCTCGTAGAGGTCTTCGAAGATGCTCATCGCAGTTCCTCCATGTCTTCGACGAGCTCAGCCCACGGGACGACGTACGCGAATTCGTAGCAGCGGAGTCGGCGGACGGCGTACTCGTCGTCGATCATCGTCGACCGGCCTCCGTGATCGCTCCGCAGCGCCCACATTCCCAGCGCGTAATGATGCCTTGGTGGGAACCGCTGTCCACAGCGTGCTGACCGTCTTTCTCCCAGTCAGTGTGTTTCTCGCCGCAGCTGTGGCACCTCGCCGCTCCGTCGCTACTCATCGGCTTGCCTCCAGGACGGCGCCGCGCTGTCGACTCCACGAGATCTCCTCGCCATCCTCGTCGACGAGCGTCGCGACCGACTCGGTCTGCAGCTCAGTGGCACGCTCGCGACGCTCCTCTGCAGAGAGCCCGGCCTGGGCCAACCCCTCACCTCGCTTCCGGAGGGTTTCCTCGCGCGCTTCGAGGGCGTCGACGACGCGATCGCGTGGCTCGCGATCCGCTTGCGCAGCGAGGTAGCGCTCGACGCCGAGCCAGAACCGACACAGCGCGACCGTCTCCAACCCGCGGATGCGTGCGAGCATCAACTCGCCCGTGGTCCCGTCGCCATCGTCGACGGTGAGTTCCTCGACGAGGAATCGCGCCGGATTCTCTCCGTGGTCGGCGGTGTTCTCTGGCGACGGGTTCGGCGTCGCGATCGCCTGCTCGTTGTGTTGGCTCGTGGCAGGCAT